AGGGGTTGCACTTACATATAGGAAAATGCAATACGTCCACCCACCCTCTGGAATTAAATTGTCTTCATGGATACGTAGGAAATGTACTTACGCATATACTTAGAAAAATTCGTCCAGTATCTATTAATTAACTCACTGATATTTTTATTCACAAGTGACGGAGGTGATAACCCCCCATGTTCAAACCATTTAAAATTAAAGCTAAATATTTCTTGTTCACAGAATCCTAGAGTAAAAAGTATAATCTCACGATTATTAAGAATCTTATTAATACTTTCTTTATTTTCCTTCGTAATAACCGATAATAATTTTAATCTTTCAACGGACCATGAGTAGTTCTTAAGGTACTTCTCATAGTTGTTAAGTGTTGAAGTATTAAAATCATGAAAGCAGTAATGGCCTGAAGTGGTTATCGATCTATTATTGATAGTATCTATAACACTTTGCTCTTCAAATCCAATTTTATCTGAATAAATCTTAATCACTGACTTTACAATTATCTTAGACAATTTAATAAGTTCTATATCTTCAGGAGCGGTACTTATGTATGAATCAACCAACTGAAGTTGTTCAAGCATTGACCTATTTCTTGATTGATACAGCAGCTTATCAAACATCTTTTTATAATTCCAGGTCATTTTAGTCTCATCAAATCGGCGTTTTAAGAAGTCAATCTTCTTATCCCAATCATTATGAACATGAGTACTTTCAAAATTGTTAACTAAAGTGTCACTTTTAAGTCCACACTCCTTAACATATTGATCAATATTCCAAAGATTCTCGTGGTCTGTGAATAATGCGTATGTATCATCACCGTAAACTTCGACACGCATCTTATCTGCATAGTCAGGACCATATATTTTATAACCAATAATACACCAGTATATAGTATTAACATAGCAGTTAATTAACGTACCAAATGGATGTCCACTTGGTTGTGCGCGGTTTAGTTCGACAACGACACCAGGTGGTAATACAACATATTTAGTAAGAACAGATTTAATAATTAAATAAGCAATATTTCTATTATGTCTACTTTCTTTTAAAACAACTGTTAGAAGAATACCAGCAATTATTAAGAAGTTTGAGTCTATATTTGAATCATAATATGTCCAATCAGCCTCAAGCTTCCAATCGTACTTCTTCTCATTCGTAACAATCTTTTTAAACTTTTTAGAATCAAATTCACCAAAAATATTAAATGTTCGATCAGTATTCTTTGCTGAATTTAGGATTAAGCTCATCTTTTGAGAGAACCACATAAGCAAAGTGGTCATTGGATTTTCAGTTGTCATAACGACGCGTGTACCAACTTCCTTTGCTACATTATTATTTGGTTCAACCTTAATATCTTTTTCGCGTCCTAATATTGACCATAAA